TGGTTTACAACCAGAATCTATGTTAAATGCTGCTCAACGCATGAATACTGAAGCTTTTCATAATCGTATGTTTAAAATGGTTTATAATTCAGTGATGATTTGTAATGGATTTTTGTTTGGTAATGTTTTAATTTCTACTTTACATGGAATAGTTAATTTAGACCAGATCTTTTTAACTGGTGGAGCATCTTGTTATACTGTACACAGTAAAGATTCCACTATTATACACGATGACTTAATAATGTTTAAATTACCTGGTCATAGTGCTGTTAAAGTTCCTATGGCTATTCCACAATCTACGCAAACTGTTGTGTTGTATGCTTACGATACTGTTGGGGATAGAGCCCCTCGAATGTCTGTTGGTGTTATGAATGCTGAAGGATGGCATACGTGTGATTCAAAAGCTGGTAATTGTGGTGGTGTTTTAGTTAACGCTGAAGGTCAAGTTATTGCCATCCATAATGCTGGTTCTACTAACGTTAATAAAGCTATACCCTTGACTAAGTCTTTGATAGACCTTATTAGTCAGGGTTTTCAATAAGCCCGATTGTCCCTCCTGGTTGGACATCTGAATTTATACCTCCTCGAATCAATTATGAGAAACTATCTAACTATTTACATAAATATGGTAAAAATTTAGATGTTATTCCTGATGAAGTTTCTCTTGAGGATTTACATTTTCAGTATGTCAAACCAGAATTTTTAGCACCCATAGGTAAATTTAAGAAATTTGTTCGTATGAAAAATCGTCGAAAGGCGGATAGTGAATTTTTTGAATATATTGCCGTTGCGGGTGATAAAAGTGATGGACAATTCGGGCTTACAATTCCTAATAAGGAAGCTTATTATAAAAATGTTGCAAAGTTCTGTAAAGCACAAAAACTTTCTTTTGATAAAGAAGCTTTTGCATTTGCAGAAGAATGCCTTTTTAAACATTTTTCTCCTTATTGTAAAAATAGCAAAGTTGAAACGTTGGAGGAGTCTTTAGCAAGGCTTGAAAAATCCACATCTGGTGGACCTCCATTGAACACATTGTATAAAACTAAACGTGATATACCTCCTGATGTATTATATAATATATGTAAAGAAGCATACGATCACCTTGATGAAGCTGACTTTTATTTTTTAACAGGTACAGCCCTCAAGGAAGAAGTGCGGACAAAAGTAAAGTTAGATGCTAATAAGCAGCGTATTTTTACGCCACAATCTGTTGATTTGTGTGTTGCTGCTAATATGCTTTGTGGAGATTTTAATGATAAATTTACAGAAGCACATTTTAAAACTTTCTCTGGTGTTGGGTTATCCCCATTTAAGGGTGGGTGGAATAAAGCCTACACAGTTCTTAATGATCCTGATAAACCATGTAAAATGGAAGCTGATTATTCTGATTATGATTCAAGTCTTGGTGTTTACCTTATGTTTATGGTTGCTCGATTACGTTTTAAATGTCTTGAGAAATCATTGCAAACTCTTGAAAATTGGATTAAGATGTGTAATTTGTATAAGAATATTGTTTATTCTGTTATGGTGTTGCAAGATGGAACTTTGGTTCATAAACCAGGTGGTAATCCTTCTGGGTCTGCAAACACTGTTGTTGATAATACACTTATTAATGCTTTCGTCTTATTTTATACGTGGTATAGAAATTGCCCTGTTGAAGATAGAACTTATGATAAAGTTATTGATCATTTAGCTGCCATTTTATATGGTGATGACAATGCTTTAGCTGTTACTGAATATGCTTTTAAGTTTTATAATCCTAAAACTATTAGCGCAAGTTCATCTGAATTAGGTTTATTTATTGAATTTACATCTAATGAACCACTGACTATGAATGATATTTTCTTGTTGCAAGGTGATTTTAAACATTTTGCTTTTGGACTCTGTATTTATCATATGGATCCAGAAAAAGTTTATGAATCCCTTAAATGGTCAGAACATATAGATGATCCTATATACTCCCTTATACGTGCATGTGGTATGCGACTCGTTACTTGGTCTGATAAAGATGCTAGAACTTATATAGCTAATTATATTGAAAGATTAATCAATAAATATGATAATCTTCATTGTAGAACCAAAGCTTGGATCGATGCCAAACGTTGCTATCATGATGATGTGTATATGTTGAATCATTACACAGGTCTTGAATCTAATAAACAACAAACAATACTAACCGGGTCACTTTGTGATATATATAATTGGTTTGTTAAATTGTGTGTGAATAGTAAAGCCCCAAAAGACTTTCACACTAATGGTGTTGTAATAGATAGACATGGAAACGTTCACTTGGATTTAGAGGTTCAGAGTAGACCCATTCCTGGAAGAGATAGAAAGGCAACTTCATTTCGCGAAAAGAACCACTATGAAAAGAATTTTGATGTTGATTCTCCGTACTGCGATTATTTTGTTGATGACGAAGCAGCGGATGTTGGTTATGAAAGTGATGTTGATCCTATTACTGATGATGAAATTGTACTTGATATGGAGTTTCAGTCGTCTGCGGTGGAAGTTATACCTTTACCTCAGCGAAAGAAGCGACAACGTGGAGCTAAAGTCAAGGTCATTGTTCAGGGAAGGAAGAAGGCTGGAAAACGCTCAGGTACGAACAGAGGAGCATCTAATGCTATTAAAAATGAGATTAGAGAAGCTCGTGTGAAGAATTTTGTGAAGAATATAAATACTTATGAACAGCATAGAATGAAAACCCCAATGAAGCATGCTAAGAAACTGCCAAATGGGAGAAGAAATACTGCTTTCACGAAATATATGTCTGCAATCGTGGATCCTGAGAGGTTTGGAGACGGGTTGAAACTCCCTGACGATTTTAAAGGAGAGACTGCTTCTTTTAAGTCTAAAATGAATATAATCGTACCTTTACTTATTAATGGCCCTCAGGCTGATAAAGGTTATGGTTTTGGAAGTGTCAATAATTTTCCTGGTGGTACATTTCAAATGCTTATTACCCCAACGTTTCAAGCACCTATGCGAGTTTTGAATGAATTTAATCAACCTGCGAATGATGAATGGCGTGTTTCTTTGACCAAAGAAACACCCACTTGTGGATTTATTGACATTGATGGAGAAGATTCTACTGAAGCTGAGTTAACTGAGTCTCTTATACTTGGTACCCATCTTGGGCAGAATGGAAAATATTCCAACTTGATTGGTCTTATTGATCGTGGTTCTTTTGATGCTGCTGACACTGTGCCTATGTTTTTGAATCAAACTTCCGATGGAACTTTGTTTTATGGTATATCTGTCAATCTTGCGTCTGCTTCTCTCGTTATTGAGGGAGCATCTGATTTCGATAGTAGTTCCACCTACACGGGATTGGATGTTACTATTGTTGATATTGCAAATACCAACTTAGTGACAAAAAGAGCTATCTTCAATGATACGACTGGAGGTAGTGGAGCGAATTACTCTGGGCAATTTAGTATATCTTTTAGTACAACTGAATTGACTCGAAGTGATTTTCG